TAAACATGTATTGAAATTATTGAACTTCTCTAATGATGGTTCAGGTCTTTTCCGCGACTGGTACATTGATGGTCGCTTGTTCTTCCAAGTCCTCGTTGATCGCGCTCAACCGCAGCTCGGTATCCAAGAACTCGTTTACATTGATCCACGTAAGATCAAAAAAGTACGTCAAGTTCAAAAGAAAAAAGAACCACGCACTGGCGCAGAAGTTGTCGTCGGCGTGCAAGAATTTTATTTGTTTAACGATAAAACAGCAACACAAGGCAATCAGATTGCTAGCAACGTAGGCGATGCTTCTGTTAAAATTGCAGTAGATGCTATCGTTAATGTTAATTCTGGAATGTTAGATCCTAAACGACAGATGGTGCTTTCTTACCTTCACAAAGCCATCAAGCCCCTCAACCAGCTCCGAATGGTTGAGGACGCTGTTGTCATTTATCGTTTGTCCCGTGCACCAGAACGTCGTGTATTCTATATTGACGTAGGTAATATGCCACGATTGAAGGCAGAACAATATTTGCGTGACTTTATGACCAAGTTCCGCAATAAGGTTGTTTATGATTCATCTACTGGTGAAGTCAAAGACGATCGCAAGTTTATGTCCATCATGGAAGACTTTTGGATTCCTCGTCGAGGCGAAGGTCGCTCAACAGAAATTACCACACTTCCGCCAGGACAAAATCTTGGCGAAATGGCAGACGTTAAGTATTTTGAGCAAAAACTTTATAAGTCGCTCAATATTCCTATTACACGTCTCGAGCCAGGACAAGGCTTTATGCTTGGTCGCTCACAAGAAATTACGCGTGATGAAGTTAAATTTAATAAGTTTATTGAAAAACTCCGCTCTAAATTTACAGTTCTATTTGATGAACTTATGGAGCGTCAGTTGGCTCTTAAAGGTATTGCTTCCATTGATGAATGGAAAGACCTTCGTGAAAAGATTCACTATGACTTCCTCAAGGATAATAACTTCTCTGAACTTCGCGAAGCCGATCTAACAACTGCTAGAATGCAGTTGTTGGCTCAGGTAGAGCAGTTTACAGGTCGTTACTACTCAAAAGCATGGGTACAAAAGAACGTATTGCATCTTGACGAAGAAGAAATTACTAAGATTAAGATGCAGCTTGAAACAGAACGTATTGAAGAGCAGCAAGAGGCTATTCAAAAGGCTCAAGAAGAAGCCATTATGAATCAGCAAATTATGGCTATTCAGGCTCAATTCGCCCCACCTCAAGCAGCAGTAGCACCTGAGCAAGCAGCGGCAGCTGAGCAACAGGCTGCAGCAGCGCAACAACCACAACAATAATTGTATAAATATTGGAGTTAATATGAACAGTGAATCATTAGTAAATTCTATCTTTTCTCGAGACAGCGAATCAGCTGCTGAAGCATTCAATGGTGCTTTGGCTTCTAAAATTGCTGATGCTCTAGAAGTTAAGAAGGTTGAAATTGCTTCTAATTTTATTTCTGCACCAGCAGTTGATGCTGCTCCTGTAGAACAAGTAAGTGCATCTACAGAGGGATAATGAAAGAAGAGGGTAATGATAATCTAGTTTTAACTGAGGCTCGTAAGGGTGATTCTCAAGGCGTAGGATCACTTAAACAAAAAATTAAATCGCGAGTCAGTTTAGTTAAAAACAGATTGCGTTTACCAGTAAATGCTTCTGTTGCTGCAACCGCTTTAAACAATTATGTTGAAGTTTCGCAGAAAAATCCGAAGCTGTCACATTATGGCATTTTACAAAAACTTGGTGCACAAAAGCGCGATGCGGTATCAACAATTAATTCTGCGATACCAATTCCAATGTTAGTAAATGCACCAGATGGACAATTAAGAAGAGCATTGAGGGATGTTTTGAAAGAAGAACCTGAACAACTTAATGAGCAGTTTAATCCACCTGCGATGTTAGTATTAAAGCGCGAAGCAATTCGTGTTTTTCCTAATGGTCAACGTGTGGTTATGTATACTGACAACAAGTATGGTTTAACATTTCCTGTGCCTTATGATTATGATAAAGGATTTGGTGTAGTAAATTCTATGGGTAAGATGCAAAATAACCCAGCACCAAAAGGATATTTAAACGAAGAAACGGTTCCTGTTATTTTTGCTACTGGTGAAGAAATTCAAGTAGAAAAATCAACAATGGAAATGATTTCAAAGGTTTATGATTCTCTAAACGAAGAGAACAAACAACGACTACAAGATATGATTCTTGAAAGCGAAGAAACATTTAATAAAGTAAAACAATTTGCAGCACTTATCAAATGAATCTAGAAGAACAAAAATTTGAAGATCGCGAAGGCTCCGATTTCGAGAAAGGAGAAGGATCCAATTTGCAAAAAATTGTTGATCGCAAAGAAATGTTACAAAAGAAAAAACTAGGAATTAAACCAACAGATACTGACATCGATATTGCTAATGCAGTTTCGCGCGATGTTTTAGGTAAAGTTCTTTCTGAAGAAATGCCTAAACAAGAAATTGTTGGACAAGATAATGAGGTTGAAGATGATGAAGAAAACGATGAAGAAAAAGAAGATAAGACCTTCGACCATAAAGAAGAAATGAGAATTAAGATGATGCAGCTGTTAAATCCGCGCATCGTCAAGTCAGGTGAATTAAAAAATTACATGAGCCGCGAAGATATTAAAGAAGAAATTTTTGCAACACTCAATCAACTCGCATCACACAAACTAGATTTAATGAAGACGGCTCTTGCTATTGATGAAGGCAAGCAAGAGAACAAAGAAAAACTACGAAACTTTGCAAGACAAGTTGGTACAAAAGGTGCTATCAAAGGATTTGTTCCATTTGATATGAATCATTCCCCATTACGCTCTGGTCGTGCAATTTTAAGAAACGAACCAACCGAAAAACAACAAAGATTTAATCTTGTTCGCGGTTCAACATTGACGCCAGAACAAGAAGCTGAAAAAGAAACTGCGCGTTTACAGCGTCGTTTAGAGCGCGGGGAAATCAATCCAGATGAAGCCGCTGCAGCTGCCGCTGAAGAACTACGTCAAGGTCACTATTCATTACATGAAGAAGCTGAACAACTAGACGAAGGCGTACCAAAGCGCAATCCAAACATTATGCGTCAAGGTCGTACGAAGGTTGTAAAGGCAAGAATTCGCGGCGGTAAGGTTCAAAGACGTAAAAGATTATCAGCCGTGAAAGGATATACAATTCGTGGTGGTAAGTTGAAGCGTATGTCTATGCAGGAAAGACTTCGTAGAAAACGTTCTCAGCGTCGTGCAAAGGTTAAGAGAAGAGCAAAGATGGCTCGCGCTCTAATGAAAAGAAAAAGATCAATGAGAAGACGAGCATCATTAGGATTAAAGGAATAGAAACATGAAACTTATCACAGAAACAATTGAAGAAGTAAAGTTAATTACCGAAGAAGATAATGGTGTTAAAAATCTTTACATTCAGGGTCCGTTCCTTGTTGCTGAAACAAAGAACCGTAACGGTCGTTCATACCCTGTCAGCGTCCTCGAAAACGAAGTTAATCGTTATATGAAGGAATACGTTGATAAGAACCGCGCATTCGGTGAACTTGGCCACCCAGAGTCTCCAACGATTAATCTTGAACGTGTATCCCATATGATTACCAATATCACCAAAAACGGTAATGTTTTTGAGGGTAAGGCTAAAATCCTTGATACACCAATGGGTAAAATCGCCAAAAACCTTATGGAAGCTGGGGCAACTCTTGGTGTTTCTTCTCGTGGTATGGGTTCTTTAAAGAATGTCGATGGTGTTAACATCGTTCAACCAGACTTTTACCTAGCAACAGCAGCTGATATCGTTGCAGATCCTTCTGCACCAGGTGCTTTTGTTCAGGGTATCATGGAAGGTAAAGAATGGGTATGGGACAATGGTCTTGTAAAAGAAGTAAATGTAAATGAATACTACGATCAAATCAAAAGTGCAAAACAAAAGCAGCTTGATGAGATCTCATTGAAGATATTTGAGAACTTTTTGTCAAGATTGTAACTTTTATAAATATATTACATACTCGGAGTTTTAAATGGGTCACAAATCACTACACGAATCAGCAGCAGAAATTCTCGCAGCTTCCGTTGCAGCTGCTGGAAAAGAACCCGTTCCTATGGCTGCTATGCAACCAACTGATCTTGGCGGCGAAATGATGACAGGAGACGTAGTTTCCCCTGGCGCAGCAACTGCGCAATCATTAGAAGCATCACCAAAAGCAGGTCGTCCTGGTGCACCAGCTGAAGAAATGAAAGCACTCCCAGTAGAAGGCGAAGAAGCCGAAGAAACTGAGGAAAAAGAAGAAGACTCAGAAAAACTTATGGAAAGCCTCATTGCTGAACATGGTCCAGAACTCGTTCTTGAAAATCTAATCTCTGAATATGGCGCCACCGAAGTGTTCGGCGCAATTATGGAAGAGTACGTTCAAGAGTTCGGCGA